CACGCATTTGCCGAGTGCTACGCCAGAGCCAGGGGCAGCGCCGCTCGGCAAGTGAAAACCCATGGTCAAGTCGTTTGAAGAAACCGACTTGATCGGCCGAATCCGGCGGCCATTGGTCCCATCTTTGATCAGAACCGCGAATCCCCTGGCAAAGTCAGATCCGCCAGAGCCAAGCTTGAGGACAGAAACAGTCGACGACGTCGTTGTCGAGCGCTCAGTACCGTTGGCGGTTTTCGAACCCAAGGCACCCTTAATGAATAGATCGAAGTCCGGAGCAGTTCCCTCAACGCCTGAGTGGCGGAGATACGCCGCGAACGATGCTGTCGGATTCTCGGCACCGAGAATGGGCTTCGCACGACCGAGACTTGCTCGGATCTCATTGTTTTCCAAGGTCTCGAAGGCCGGCTCGATCGAGAATCCGGTCTGCAAAGCGACATAGTCTGTCGTTGCAGCTGGTCCAACCGGCACCCCTTGCGAAACCTGTTCCTTGATCGCGAGAACGGACCTATTGTTCTTGATATTTGCCATGAACTCGTCCTTTCAGTCATCTCGCCATCAGGCGATGTATCTCATCTCATAGGTCATAGCGGCCGCGGCGAGAATGCGCTCGCCATCCGCAGATGCATCCGTATCAACCGAAGTGAGGTACCACTGATATGCCTCGCCGAACGAATCGGCAGAGCTCATGATGGTTTCGACTTCGTCAATCAAGTCGTCGAGGTCTCCCTCGACAGAATCGCCGGACCCGGCAACTACGCACTCGATCACGACCTGAAGCGTGCGGTTCGTCGGGGTCTGTCCGATGTTCTGTGGTTCGCCGAATTCTTCCCGCGTGTAAACCGCGATTGCAGGCATCTCAAGGTCGAAGTAGTTGACGACTCTCGAGTCGAAAACTCGCTCACCTGCCGAAGTCGCATCTTCTTCAAGCAACGCCGCTACGACCGCTTCTCTGATCGCCTTCCGCTTGCTGGACATCACGATTCCTGGAGAACCAGAACGGCACCGCCGCCGTCGTCTGGTTGATAGTCGATAATGTTGTAGCTCGCTGACCCACGGACGATCTGATCTCCGCGGCGTGGTGTCGCCTCAAGGTCTGCTACCCTCACTCCCGCGACGGTCCGATACCCGGACACGCCCGCCTTTTGCCCTGCCCGCTCCTCGATGTACTCACGGCTGAATACGACATCGATCTCATAGTCTTCGGCATCTTCATCAGCGGGAGAGTAGGTAACGGATTCCCCGAAGGTCCCGACGCCGATCCGATTGATTTCATCAGCTGTATCCGACCAAGCCATGGATCATCCGGTGTGGGGGCCAGCCGACAGGAGTTCGGGTTAAATTGGACCTCGAACCCCCGCCGGACGGCGTGTTTTTTACTTCTTCTCAGTCTTTGGCTCTTCCTTTGCAGGAGTAGGCTCTTTCTCTTTCGCAGGATCAGCCGGCTTTTCCTTCGGCTGTTCTGCGGGCTTGGGAGCCTCCGGAGCCTTTGGAGTTTCCGGTGCTTTAGGCTCAGAAGACTTTGCCGGTGCAGTCGGAGTTTCCGACTTCTTCTGCGGCTCTGTCTGTTTCTGTGGCTCCTGAGGAACTTTCGCTTCCTCCTTCACCTCTTCGATGAGGCCCTCTTTCATCAAGACTTCATCGAACTCGACTTCAGTGCCGGCTTTGACAACGCCGCGACCAGCATCGAAGTGAAACTTCGCACGATACTTCTTCATCTCAACCTCCATCACGGCATGCAGCGGAAGTTTTGGAGGAAGAAGATCTCGAAGTCGTTCGAGCCGTTCATCGTTCCGTTAAAGTCCGCCGTGTTCTTTTCGACCTCGTCGGCATCAACAGCCATGGTCGCCCGAGTGCTCTCATAGCTCCCGCCCACCGTTGACCATGCAAGATGGCCTGCAGCGTCCATACAGCGCTTGAGGCCAAGCTTCTCGCCATACCCGATCGACCACGTCGCAGCGAATCCGCCACTTTCACAGTCAGCAGGAAACGCAACGCTCGTCACGGTATTGAACGCCTTCGTGCCGGTCGTCGCCGTCGAAGCATTCGCCGAAAAGGCGAAAGTTTCGGTGATAGCCTGCCCGAAGATATTCGTTCCACTGATCACAACGTTGCAGGCCTCGACGTCAGTCGTCGTTCCACCAGGCGTCATGACCAGATTTCGCGGGACATCAGGCTGAGCTGCGAAGGTCGAAACCGTCGCCGCCGCAGCGGAGGTCGCACCTGCCGAACCGTTGAGTACCTGATTGGTGCCCGCGGCCGCCGGGTTATCGATCGACTGCTTTTCGATAAGCTGCTGCGTCGCAAGCTTCATGTCCCGACGCGAGACCTGGACGTTGATCGCCCAGGCCGCGAAGGTGAAGCTGAGGACGAGAGCGAAGACTGCAAATGCTCCCTTATGCTTCAACATAACTCTCCTCCTCACGCCACTGCGTTTTTGATCAGGTAGCACGCACTCGCGTTGCTCAGCAGGTAATCGTAGTGATCCGTCGCGAGGATCGCGGTCGAATCAGGTGGATTGTTCTGCTGCCACTTGCGGACTTCGCGGGGCTGTTTGCCCTGCAGAGTCACACGGTAGCCCGCCGAAACCTGGCCGACTTCTGGCTTGTCCGGAGACACCATGAAGATCAGATCCTTCGCCCAGATGCTGGCCAGAGTGTCGGTTTGGCCGAGAACTGCGGAGTTGTACTTCGCAGCACCGATCAGAACTTCTTGCACATCTAGCGCATCCGCCAACTCTGCGTCAGTAAGGCGAGCGCCCGGCTGAACTTTACCGCGGACGAACTCGAGGATCGCCGGATGGTAGACGAGGGCACGGCGAACAGCGGAACTCATGATCGCCTTATTCGGCTTGAGGCCGACGGCATCTTCGATCGTCTGCTGTGCGGTCTTGAACTTCCCGAGCGGATCCGAGTTCGCGTAGTCGTTGAACTGCGCAATGCCACTCAGAGTTTGGTACTGCGTGATGATCGACGTGTTGGACAGAGTGTCCGCGATCGACTTTTCTTTGCCGATCCAGAGAGCGAGCGCGAGCGCCATCGACTCTTCTTTTTCAGCATCGAACGGCTCATCGAAGTTCCGGTAGTCACGATCAGTGACAAGACCTTCGAGACCGTGGCTCTCGATTTCAAACGAGTCGGTCGAGCGGGTCACGACATCGATCCGGCGAGCGGCGCCCTTGCCACCCATGATCGTGTTCTGGATGCGAAGGTGCGAGTTGGTCAACTTGCCCAACTTTCCGCTGTACTGCTTTGCCTGAACTTCCGGGAAGACCCGCTCGGAGATCATGCCAACCGGCATGTACGCCTGAAGGACTCCCGACAACAGCTTGTCAATTTGTGCATTCATTTGCGTCGGCATATTCTATTCCTTCCTTATTCCGTAGCGGTCGCCTGGCATGCCAGGACTTCGACCGGAATGAGATCGTTTGCAGAACCACTCGCCATCGCCATCGCGACAACGCGATCGTTGGCAGCTGCGATCGGTTTCAGCGCACCGTCGGTGTGCGAAACCATCAGCATGCCGCGCGTGACCGTCGTCTGGGATAGCGCCAAGCCACCTCCGCCCGGCAGCGCAACTTCAACGAAGTCACCGGACTCCGCTGCATTCTGAGCGATACCGATACAATCATCGGTAGCACCGGCGCCAACTACGACTGTGTCATCGGCCGAACCAAACTTGACTGCTTTTCCGCGGGCGATAGTGCCGCCGGCACGAAACGTGAGAATTTTCGGTTGACTGTAACCCATGATGAAACCTCCCTTAATTCCGGTATTTCTTCGCGAGATCCGGCTGTTCGCGAAGGACAGCTTTGATCGCGTCAGCGATCTCAAGCTTTGGGTTTTCTTTCTGCTTCGCCCGAGCAAGATCCATGATCTTGTCTTGCGCATCGCCGGATGCGCCTCCAGAAGCAGTGCCCTCAGGGTTCCGAATCTGAGTGCTCTCGTCGCGCTCTGCGATCTTGTCGAGAACAATCGAGCGAACCTGATCGACGGTCTTGTCGCTCTGGAGCATTTCGACCAAGAAGTCGTTGCCAAGCTTCGCCCGAGTCACAACTTGCGTGATCTCGACGGCGCGTGCCTTATGGTCAACCTGATCTCCCTTGGCCGCTGCTGCTGGAGCCGCCGCTTCGGATCGTGTCTCCGGAGTTTGGGTTTCGGTTTCCGACGCAGCTGTTTCGGCGCCGGCGTTTTCGTCATTCATTGATGCCTCCCCTACATGTGCGCCTTCACTGCGCGTTTCTTCCTCACATTCAAAAACGTCTTCGACCGAGCGAAATCCCGCGCCAGGATCGGCGCCGACAGGAACGAGGGAAATCTCGAAAGGCTCCCAGTCAACGGCGCGTTTGATCGCGGCCTGTTCACCCTGACTCTCAGTCGTCTCGTACTTCTTGACCGAGTAGCCAATGGAGATGTTGCGAATGATCCCTTCTTTCACGTCCTTCCAAATCGGCTCCACGTCCTCTCGTTCGCTAAAACGCACCAGCGCACGCCCCTCGCCATTTTCAATCCACGCTCGCTCGACAACTCCGAC